TCGACAGCGTGATCCGCTTGCCCGTCGCGTCATAGAGGGCCACGTCGCCGGACGCGAGGCCCACCGGCCGAAACGTGCCATCGCTCGCGACAAGGGCCACGCTCGACGCGCCATCGCCGCCGAGCTGCGCGATGAAGACGTGCGCCCCCGGGGGCGGCGAGGCGGCGAGGCCGTACGGTTCGGCGTGCTCTAGGTCGTCCTCGACGTCGTCGCCGGTCGTCGCGCGGAGCCGCTGCAGACCCGTGGAAACCTCGGACGCCCCGATGAGCACGGCGCGGCGGAACATCGACAGGATCGCGGCGCGTAAATTCATCGGTTCGCCGCTGCTGTTTCGGCCGCCAGCTTGACGTTGATCAAGCCTGCCTCATACCCACGCGCGCCGCGCCGCGCCACCGGGGCCGGGGTGTACGTGGCGAAGGCTTCGATCGGCTGCAGCACAAGCGAGGTCGTCGATCCGCCGCTCGCCGACTTGGACGCGTTCGCCTCGACGATCACGAGGTCCGTGTCTAGGCCCGCGTGCGGGATGCGCACGGCGACGAGCCGGCCGGGCATCCAGAGCGTACCGGCGGCGTCGGTCCACCCAGGCACCTCGCCGCTCACGGTGATCGCCCGACCATACCGCGTGGTCGCTTCCCACTGGGCCTTTGCGATTGCGCCGGCCGTGTCGAGGCCGTGGGCGTCGACCGTGAAATATCGCGGGCGGCTCACTCCCACGTCTACCGCCTGGCCGACCACCGACGCGGCAAGCGCGGGCGGCGTGACGATGTCGCCGACCGTTTGCCCGCGAGCGATGTACGTGCTGAACCGCTGCGATCCCTTGTGGCTCACGGTCCAGTTTTTCAGGTTGCCACCGCCCTGCAGCGTGCCGACGTGGCGGAGCGCGGTCGATCTCGACAGGCGCGTGAGCGTGAGGTTCCCCGCCGCGTCGTCGATTGCGAGCAGGCCACGCGCCGAGCAGATCCGATCGATCGCGTCCCACACCGTCTCGTTTTGCTCGAGGGCGAACCGGCGGAACGGCTCGTTCCCGACGGTCGGCGGGGTGACGGTGATCCCAAACGGCGCGGCGAGGGCGGCGACGATGAGCGAGGGCGGCGCCGCCGTCCACCTCCGCGGCGTGCCGGGGGCGGGCGCGGAGTCGACGAGGTCGGCCACGCGGGATCGACCCGTGAACGTCACCGACGAGCCGGCCACGTCGCGCGCCACGTCGATATCGTCCACCCACCCGGTCACGATCGGGATCACGTTCAAGCTGAGCACCGCGGCCGAACCCGGGCGCGCGACGACTTGCGCCGGCCGTTGCTGAAACGCGGTGACAGAGAACGAGCGCGCCGGACTTTCCAGGCTGCGCGAGATCGATACATCGGTCCATTGGGTGAAGCCCTGGCCGTCGAGCTCGAGCGTGACGAGGTGCGGTAGCAGGCGCATCGGCTACACCGCCAACACGTCGAGCGGCTCGACGGGCACGAAAGCGGGGTGGACGATCCGATTGCGCGCCACGATCTCCGGCGCCCGCTCGGGATCGCCGTAGAGGGCCCACGCGACGACGAGCGACGGCGTCACCGTCGCCGGGGTGTACGTCGTCACGCGCGGGAGGAGCGCCGCGCGCCGCGTGATGTCGTCTACGAGCGCCGCTTTGAGGCCCCGCAAGGCGTCGAGCGCGTCGGCGTCGTCCTCGGTGAGCGCCTCACATTCCGCGTCGATCAGGCCGGCGAGCGTGTCGCGCCATCGGATCGCCGTGTTGTAGTCGCCGAGCTCCGCGCCCTGCACGGTGCGGCACGCTTCGGCGACGGCCACGCGGCCGGTGTACCGCGCCGCCTGTTGCGCGTTGCGCTGCACCTGCTGCTGTGACGGCGTGCCCGTGTACGTCGGCGCCGACGGGAACAGGCCATTGACGACGGCGATCAGCGCCTCGACGTCTGCGATTGCGGCGAGGGCCTCAGAGATTGGGCCGGTGAAGTCGTCGGTGAGCGTGTCGGGCAGGCCGGCGAACGTCGAGCGCAAACCGGCGAGCACGTCGGCCGCGGTGTCGACGGCGCCCAGGCCCGCTTCGAGCGCGTTCGTGATCGCCGTCACGGGAGCGAGCATCGCCGCGCCCGCTTGTGCGAGTACCAGATCCGCCCAGCCCGTGATCGACCATAGGCGATCATAGATCGCGCTCGCGAGCGACACGAGCGCGTCGACCTGGGCGAGCAGCCCGCCGCCAGTGCTGAGCGCCGGGTAGAAATCCAGATCGCCCGCCTCGACGAACGACAAGCGGAACATGACGGCGTCGCCGTCGGACCATGAATCACTCTGATCGTAGTCAGTGACGTTGACGGTCAACGGCCCGTGCAACGGGTGCACGAGCAGGCCCGGTCCGCCGCGCTCGAGCGCCTCGATCAACGCGTAGACGCCCGCGGCGTCACCGATGATAAACGCGTCGAAACCGATCGCGCGTGTCTTGCGGCCGGTGTCTTCGGTGACTGCCTTGTTCGTGTCGGGGATCTCGTGAACGACGGTTCGGCGCCCGCCCGCCCACGAGCTCGATAGCACCTCGAACGGCACGCCGCGGAACGAGGCCGGGAGTAGGTTATCCGTCCAGCTCACAAGCGGCCCCCTACGCTACGTTTGCCGGTCCCCTCGACCTTGACGGCGGGCGGTGTCGTGTCCTTCACGACTTCGGCCGTTGTGCCCGGCGCCGCCTGCAGCTTGATCGTGATCTCGCCGGCCGGAGGTTTCGCCGCGGCGGCGCCCATGTTGGCAGCGAACCCAGGGCCGCCGATCGATCGCTCCTTGACCGCACCTGCGCCGAAGACGCCGCCGGGGCCCTTGCCTGTGATGTTCGCGAGGCCGAACCCGAGCGCCTGCTGTGCCCAGGCTTGGCCAGCTTGCTCCGATACTTGGCCCGTCGCTACGGCTGCGCGGATCAGCTTTTCATTGAATGACGCGCCGGAGGCCCCGCCGACTTGGGGCATTGTAGGCGTGAACGGCAGGTAATCGGCCACGGATGCGATCGTATCGACGCTTGGGCTTATCGGCACACCAAAGAGAGACGCGCCCTCTTCGGCCCAGGGCGCATCGTTGACGAGGTCGCGCGGAAACAGGCGCACCGCCTCGGCCGCGTCCTTGGCGACCTCGGCCACGCCGCGGAGCATATCCATTACGAACGACAGCCCGCGGCCGATCAACTCCCAATCGATCGAGGCGAACGCGTCGCGAAGCATGATCACCGCGCCCGATACGTTTTCCGCGATCACGTCCTTGTTCGCCATCGCCCATTCGGCGAGCGCCTCGATATGTGGTTGCAGCGCGGTAACCGTCGCGTCGCCGACCTGCAGCTTGAGGTTTTCCCACTGGCTCGACAGGCGATCCGTTTTGTCGCCCAGGTCGTCGGCCCGCGCCGCCGCTTCGGCGGACATCAACCCGTCCTTGCGTTTCTCGTCGCGCAGCCGCTTGAGCTCGACCGAACCCGCTTCGGCCGCCAGTGCCATATCCTCACCGGCGCCGCCGAACGCGGCAGCCGCGAACGCCGCGCGCCTCGACGGGTCGGGGATCTGTTCCATCGCGGCGACGTACAGGCGCAAAGCCTCGTCCACATCGGTCGTCTGTTTGAGCTGGGCGAGCAGCTCCGGCGACATCTTTTTCAGACCGGCGGCGAGTTTGCCCGTCCCGAGTTTCGCCTGGCCCAGGCCCTTGGAGAACGTGTTGATCCCAGCGTTGAACGACTCCACGGGCACGCCGCTCTGTTCGAGGGCGTAGCGCCACTGTTGGATCGCCTCGACGCCCAGGCCCGTCTTTTTGTTGAAGTCGCTGAGCTCCGATCCGGTCTGCACGAAATCGTGCATCGCCTTACCGGCCGCGGCGGCGCCGATTGCCACGCCCGCAAGGCCTAGCCTCGTCACGGCCATCGCGCCGCGGCCCAGCCCGCGCATAGCGTCGCCGGCCGACGTGGCGCCACGGTTGATCTCGCGCATCTGCTGGCGTGCGGTGCGGCCGATCCGTTTGAGCGTGGACGTGGCGCCGTTGTCGGAGCCACTTACCACCACCTCTAGCGGAAACTTCTGCCCCACGTGCTAGCCTCCCTGCGCGGCGCCCTCGACCATTCTAACGTACCACGCAAGCTCCGGTAACGTCAGTTCGGCGACTGCTCGAGGTCCCCATCCGAATCGGGCGGCGAGAGTGCCGACGACGGCCCACGTGAAGCCCCGCCACCCAGCACAAAAGGGCGCAGTGCGCTCCCCAGGGCGAGGAGATCGCACGCGGCGATCAGACTCGCGTCGCTCTTCGGCACGCCCGCGCACCGTGACAGCACGTGGATCACCCACTCCGGCCGAAACGCGATGGTGTCGAGCGAGCGGGCCAGTGATTCGGGGCTCGACTCGTCGAGGAATCCGACGAGCTCGCCGAGCCCGGGCCCCCGCGTGAACGTGACCGAATGACGCACGCCACCGTCCATCGCCGGGATCGGCGAGGAGAGCGGAACGGTGAGCACCGACCCGCCGCCGTATAGTGGATCAGCGGGAGGCTGATCCACGGGGGACGGTGCTCGGCCCGGAACCGGTGGGGGCCGGTAACCGGGCGGGGGCGGGATGGATCGACGGTCCACGGTTTAGGCCGTGCACCGGATCTGCTGGGCGTAGAACTCCACGGGCACCTTGCCGCCGATCAGGTCATGCTCGAAGGTGCCGACGCTCGTGACGCCGATCGCCGAGTAGACCCGACCGTCGCGAAGTCGCACGCTCGCCGCCTTGTCGATGATGCTCGCGTACCACGCGGGCGTGATCTCCTCGGTGACGAGGATCGAGCCCTTGATCGTGGGGGCGATCGGCGTGGTCTTGCTGAACACCTTGCCAGACTCGCCGACGACGCTTTCGCGGCTCGTCGCGTTCGCCTGAATCGTGAAGTCGCCTTCGGCCTCGATGATCTGGCCGTCGATGTCGACGACCAGAACGCCCGCGCTGAGTGCTGCCATCGCTTACGCCCCCGGGAGTTGCAGGTAGGGCCGCACGAGGACGGCCAACACGTTGAGCTGATTCGCGAGGTCGGGCGGGAAGTACACGTCCACCCGGTTCGCGTTGTCCACGTTGCGCTCGACGACGAGCACCTCGGCGAACGCGTCGGCGTTCTCCACCACCGCGTCACGCTGGAGTTGCTCATACAGGCCGAGCAGGTAGGCGCGGATCATGGCGACGTCGACCGCGGGCGTGCCGCTGGACACCAGCGAGACATCGTCCACGAGGATCTTGCCGGCGAACTGCGAACGCACGCCGCCTTGGATCGTGTCGATGACCTTGGCCGTCTGGTACGGCGCGTTGACGAACTGGTAGGTCGTGTCCGCCGTGCCCAGGGCGTCCGTCTTGTAGTGCGTCACCGCGTTGTTGATCCGCACCTGGCCGGTCGCGTCGGTGTAGAGCGTCGCGACGCCGTCGAGGCCGAGCGTATTCGCCTCGGTCGAGGTGAAGCGCACCGACTCCGCCGGGGCGAGCACGCCCGACAGGGCGAGATCGGCGAGCGGGACGGCCGTATGTTCCCGAAGCGACTTGGCACACGCGCCGGCATAGGCCGCGCCCGTGACCCACGACGGCGTGGGGCTCGCGTAGAACCCGACCGTGGAGCCGTGTGGGCTGTTGCGATTGCCGGCCCAGGTCTGCAGGTTCGCGACCGTGTCGTCGTAGGCCGAGAAGTGTCCGCCGAGCTTGCCCGACATCGCATCCCAGCGGGCGAGCATGATCGTATCCAGCGCATCCTGCTGCGAATCGGTCGTGTACGGATAGACGCACCACCGCCAATCGGCCGCGGCGAGCGCCGTGTTCGCCGTGGTCAGCGTCGGATCGGTGGCGCCGCTCGTGAGCTGAGTGATCGCCAGCGTCACGCCGGACGGGAGCCGCTCGCCCGTGCGGTAGCTGTGACGCATATCGATCTCGTTACCGAGCACGCCGAAGTGTCGACACGTTACGGTGACGGTATCGGTGGACACCGTGGAAACCACGGGCAGATCGAGTGCGTCGTTGATCGCCGCGTTGATCGCGCTGGCGATAGTGCCGACGGCGTCGCCGCTCGTCACGCCGACGCTGATCAGCTGGCCCGCGATGTAGAGGGCGATCGTACCGTCGCCGGTCGCCGCCGCCGTCACTTGGATCGAGCCCACCGCTTTCGTTCCGGCCGCGTCCGCCACCGGGATCGCCCAGAGATCCGCGGTAGGATCGTTGGCGAGGTAGGCTTTGACCATGAGGTGCAGGAACGAGCCCTGGCCAAACAGCCCCTTGGCCCGCGCCTCGGTGCCGACGTAGACGATCGCGTTCGCGGTCGCCGATCCGGCGGTGAGTTTCTGCCCGACGATCACCGTGCGGGCGCGGTTCGGGGCCGGCGAGGTGCCGGTTCGGTCGAGCTCGACGCCGGCCAGTAGCCGGAGCGTCGAGGCCGGGATCTCGGAGAAGGTGACGCCCATCGTTTAGCCCTTGCCCTGCACGGCGCGGAGCGCCGGTTTCGTGGTCGTGTCGGCCGGAGGACCGGCCGGAGGATCGGCCGGCGGCGTGGTCCGCACGATCGAGCCGTCGAGCTCGCGCCGGAGCCAGTAATCGTTGAGCCGGAGCCACTCGCCGGACGCGGGGATCTGCTTCATCGCCTTGGGCGATCCAGCTGGGTGCGTCAGTCGCACGCCGGGAGCTGGAACCATGAAAACGCGATCGTCCACGTGCGAGCTCCTATGCGTCCAGATCGTCAACGGTCGTGACGATCGTCGGTTTCGGCGTCTCGGTGATCGTAGTGATCACCGTCCGCAGCGCGTCACCCGTGCCGGCGGTGCGCTCGACGCGGGCACGCACCTCCCAAACCTGCACGATCGAGCATAGCACGTGCGCGCCGGTCAACGTAACGTCCACGTCGGATGACAGCACGCGGGGCGGTTCGGAAAACAGCGCCCGCCACGTGCCCGAGTTTTGGAGCAGCGAAAACGCTGAGTCGTCGAGCGTCTCACACGCGGCGACCACGTCGGCCGAATCGGCGACGAGGCCCGTTGTCATGCACTGCAGCACGATCTCCGCGGTCTGCTCCATGTACCGCCCGTTGACGCCGCGGGGTTCCCGGCGGAGTCGGCGCGATGCAACAACCACCTTCGGGAACACGTCTTCCGTGGTCGCACCATCGGCCGATCCGACGGTCAACGGCCGGACGCGAGAATCCTCGACCGCGCCCGTTGTCACGCCCGACAACGCGGTGATCGTCGCCGTGCGGATGTCCGTGAGCCACGCCACGGGCTAGGCCCCCTCAAGCGTTAGCCGAAGACGGCCCAGACCGTCGGCTTTCGCTGCGGTGATCGCCCAGGTTCTAGATCCGATTGTGACGGTGTCGACGCCCGCCGAAACAGCCCCACCGCCGATGTCGGCGTGGAGCACGGTCACCGCGGGCGCCGCGTCGAGCCCGTCGAGCTCGCTGATCCGTGACGTGCGCGGAGGTTCCCAGAACACCACGCGCACCTCGTGATCAGTACCGTTGACGCGGATCGTTGCATCCTGTCCCAGCACGCCGCGGACCGCCTTGTGAGCAGCCGCGACGATCCCCTGATAGACGGTAGGCAACGCCCGCGCTCCCGATTACGTCGCGATCCCACACGGGATACAGAGGGCGTGCACGGTGAGCTTGCCCGCCGTGAGCGCCTCGACCGCGACCGTCGCGACGAGCGAGCGCGCCGCCGTCGTGAAGACGGGCGCCGCCGCCGTGACGAGGCCAACGATCCCAGCGTCCCACGGGTTCGCACCGTTGGAGATCGCCAGAGCCGCCTTGAGGCCGGCGGCGCCATCGGTCGCCACGCCGAGCGCGATCGTCGCCGCGTCGGTGGCCGACGTGAACGTGGTGATCACGCGGTAGCCGTAGGCGATGACGATCCAGCCCGCCGGAACCGTGGCACCCGGAAGGGTGTGCACGCCGATCGCGCTGTTGAGCGTCTGATCGAGCACCGCGTTGACGACGCGCACGCCGGGGAGCTGCGTGCCGACGTCCACGAGCACCTCGACGTAAGCAGCGCCGGACGCCGCCGCCTTGGTCGCCACGCCCAGGTAGGGCCCGATCGCCTTCTGCGTCGCGACGCCGTTCGTCGCGTCCCAGAACATGCCCATACCCAGGGTGATCGTCTCGGCCGCGCCGTGCACCGACGACGCGATCGCCGCCGACACCTTCGGGAACCGGAACTGGCCCTGGGCGATCAGGGACGCCTCGGCGCCCGAAGACACCGTTGCGTCCGGTACCACGATCACGCCCGCGCCCAGGTCGCGCGGCGTGCCGGAGGTGAGCGCGGCGGGCGCGGTCGCGGTGAACGTCTCGCCCTCCCCAATGAAGTTACTCGCCATATTCGTTTGCTCCTCGTCGTCTGCGTTTCGTGTGTTCGGTTGGGCGCCGCCGGGTTAGGGCGGCGTCACTTGGATTAGCCCGCGTTGTAGGCGAGGCCGCGGTAGTCCTTGGCGTGAGCGGCGAACGCCATACGCGCTTTGATCTTGAGGCCGTCGGTATCCCAGTCGGGCGCGGAGTTGATGACCACGCCGGACTCGCCCTCGAGGTAGCAGTATTCGAGGGCATCGAAGCGGTTGGGATCGCAGCTCATATACCACTTGGTCGCCGAGCTCGCGTCGAGGATCGGATCGCTCACGATCTCCAGGCCGTTGAACAGCGCCGGCACGTTCGCCGTGCTCGCGCTCGTCGGCGTGTAGAGGCCGGCGAAAAGCTGCTGCGTCGTGACGAGCAGCGCCTCGGGGACGACGATGAACCGCGGCTCGATGTCGAGCGACTCGGCCGTCTGCGACGCGTGCGAGACGCCCGTCTGCAGGCGCATGAGCAGGCGCATTGCAGCGACGCGGGCGATCGACGGCGCGGCCGATGTGCCGTCGATGTTCGCGTGCGCCGTGGCGAAGAGCGCGGAGCCGTCGCCCCAGTCGCCCGACGTACCACCGGTGAGGAGCGACAGCACGATGCTGGCCTCCTTCCGCATCGCCGATTTGCCGAATCGGAACGGGATCCCCATGAGCGCGTCGAGGTCGTCGTTGATGAGGGCGCGACGCGACACGCTCACGGCGCTCGCGTAGTCCTTCAGGTAGACGCTGCCACCCGACTCCGCGACCGGACCGTAGTTCGGCGAGCCATTCTCCGGCAGCTCGGAGAAGTTGGGCGTCGAGCCGAGGAGCACGTGCTTGTGGGCGAGGTAGTCGCCGAGCATCCGCTGACGGGCGATCCGCTTGTGGATACCCGGGTTCAACAGGTACCCCTCGCGAAGAGACTTGCGCGCGGAGTCGGCGAGGATGAGCGGGAAATCACCGGTCGTGTGCCCGCCGCCGGACAGGAACGCGGACACGCCGTCGGGCGTGCGCATCTGCATCGCGGCGTCGATCACGGCCGACTTGTGCAGGCGCGCGGCCTCGGTCTGGCCGTTGCGGCGGAGACACTCGCGGGCGAGGTCTTCGATCGTCGCGAATCGGTATTCGCGGGCGTACGGCGCGGCGTCGTCGGCGAGCGGAGCTCCATTGAAGCGGGCGCGGAGGGCGGCGCCCATCGTCGAGGCGCGCTTTTCGTCGTCACCCGCGACCACCTCGACGCGCGACGCGCCGGAGATCCCGAGCGTGTCGGCCGTCTTCGCCTTCGCGGCGAACAGCTCGGCGCGGGCGGCGTCGAGCGACAGCGCGACGTTGTCGATCAGCGTGTCGACGGGGGCGCCGGACAGGCCGAGCAGGCGGGCCGACTCTCGGATCGCCTTGTTACGGGTCGTGATCTCCTCGGCGCTCAAAGTCGCCGGAGCGTTCTTTTCGGACATGGTCTCTTGCTCCTGTGGGACCGGCACCGCCGGGGGATTGATCAGATTGAGGGCGACCCGTGCGCCTGGGTCCGCGCCCACGGCGACGGCCGACGCCTCGAAAGGTTCCCAGCTCGTCGCGACGAATGACGGGATCTCGGATTCGAGGTCCTCGCCCTCGATGTTGTGGAGAAACGCGCCGACGCTCACGTTGCGCACGAGCCCTGCGCGGATCTTGGATACCAAGTCGGCGTCGCCGGGCGCGTCGCTGAGCCGCGCTCGAGCGGTGAGCGTCTCGCCGAGCTCAACGGAGCCCGCGAGGATCTGTCCGATCACCGCGTCCACGTTCTGCGCGTGCTCGCGAAGCACCGGCGCCGCTCCGCTGTTGAGGCGGTCGAGGCTCACGTGCGCGGGATCGAGCGAGAGTCGGAGCCGATACCGCCCGTACTGCTCGCGCCCCTTCGCATCCTGGTAATACCCTTGACGATCTACCGTCGAGCCCGTGTAGATCACGAGGCCGACGGTCCCATCGTCCGACGCCGAGGCGGCGAACGTGGCAGAGTCAAGAGATAAACGTAGTGGGTCGCCCATATGCGGCACGCTACCTGTATCCGGCGAGGTACGCAAGCGTTTACGCGGGCGCGGTAGGTTCCGGCTTTTGGGCCGGGGGTTCGTATGGCTGCGCCATACCGCCCTTTGTGATCTGCGATGGAATGCCGTCGAGCACCACGCCCGCGGCGTCGAGCGCCTTGATCGACCGCTCGTGACTGGCGACCTGCTCGGTCATCGTGGTACCGCGCCGCCCGCAGAACTGCTCGAAGGTGACGCCGCCGGCCCTCATTTCCGTGATATCCGC